TATGGATCATAGTTCATCACATCATCAATGGACTGTTGAGCTCCTGTTTGAGACCACCAGTTCATTTGTGCATCATAGTTCCCTTTGTGGAATGCGTCAACGTGGTCAGGGTGGATAGTGGACCCCAATTCAATGCGGTAAAGAAGAAGAGGAACAGCATAGGTGTTGCCTGAATTATAGATAAGGTCATCTGCTACTGGTCTTGGTCTAACACCATTATCTAGTTTAAACTTATCACCTCTACAATGTAAATCAATAAGTTTCTTAGCATGGTGTCTTGTAATCAGATAGCAGGCTGTAGAGAACTCATTCACAAATCTCTTGTGAATCTTAGTGAAGATATCTCCAGTACAGATAATAGCAATCTGTACTACATCCCAATCATAGGGCAACTTAGCAACAATGTCTTTCCATGTAAAGTTCCAACACTTTATAGTATCCAGACAACAATCATCTTCCATCATGATTGCATATGGTGCATCACTATCTTCATAAAATTTCTTAATCGCTTTAAGATGAGAAGTAGTACAACCCACCTCGCAAGATGTCATCATGTCAGGGTATCTTCCTTTCAATAGATGACCTAAATCATCATCTCTACCATCACAAGCAGAGATTTTTTGATAGTCAGTAATTTGCCAATACTTGAATTGATCCTCCATATACTTCCATCTTTCTGGTTGCCCATCAAGATTGATGCAATAGATTGGACCCATACCCTGAGTTTTGTATGCAGCTTTATTCTTATCCATAACAGTCATCCTCTCCCATTAGGTAGATCTTGTCTATTGAATCCTGAATACTCTCTTTCAATATCATTATGATTAAATTCTGCCCAGTAGATTTCAAACCCAATACCATCCTCAAGAACCTCAAATTGATGCATGTAACCAGGTTCTACAGCATGATAATCTCCAGGTTCCAGTATAGTTTCATCAATAAGATCCTGACAATGCCTCCAGTTCCTGATTAACAGTTTACCAGACACAACATAGAATCCATTCCACTTAAATTTGTGAAGGTGCTTTGAACATACACCACCTTTTTTAAAGTCAATTCTATGAAATTCTAGGGAGTTATTAGCACAGATGAGTTCTGTTTTTCCCCAAACCTTTCCTTGTTTCATTGTAATAATAACTCACAAATTTCAGCAGTTTTATTAATCCCCTGTAAGGAATCTTCTAATAAAATATCAACATTGGAATTATAATCCACAAAGATTTCATAGTCAACTTCATTGAGCATACAATCAATCCAACAGCTGGATGGATTAGTCACATAATACTTAGACCCAAGAGAGTACAATTGAGATCTATTAATTTTGTTCCTAATCAACCATGAATTATCAACCAAGTGTTTATTATCTTTCTTGAGTATATAATCAAGTTTTGGATGAAGAGTTCCACCATTGCAAGTTGGATGTCTCACATAAAAACAGGGACCTTCAGACAAAGAAATAATCTTATCCCAGGTCTCTTCTTTCCATTTTGTATTATAGATTCCACACCATTCTACAGTGCTAGTTTCAAGTTTAATATCTTCACTATTTGGTTTATCAAATCCATTAGTAAAGAAGAATACTTTTGAGTCCTTGATGGGTGGAATTTTTCCATAATGATGATTAGGGACACCAACAAAGATAAACTTTTCCTTAGGTGTGACAGCAGATGAATTTAGATGCTCTTCCTTAATCCAACAGATTACTTTATCAGCACTGAAGTAATAATGCGGCAGTCTTGTAATACCCTCTTGTGATATACCATGCTGTATAGCAAAGGTCTTACATGATACCCTCTTGCAAAGATTAAAGTCATAGGCATGACATTGATGACTTGTTCCAGAAGTAACAAGCATTGATTTAGCATCTTCTGCATACTCAAGAAGTCTTTCTTCTTGAGTAAAATCAAGAGCATAGAAACTTGAATACTTTTCAGAATATTCATTAATTTTATGCGCCAAAGCATCGTTAGCAATCTCAAAAAAGTTAGTGTAAAGAAGGACTTCATTGCCTCCCTCACACAAATACTTTATCATAGGAATCAAAAATCTTAAATGATTCCTAGTAAATGAGCACAGTATAACTTTATTCATCTATTCTTTTGATAACAAAAATCAGATCATCATATCTATCCTTGATATGTCTTAGGTCAACACTCTCACATGTATATTCACCATCAAGAGTTTCTTTAACTTCATTAAATTTAATCTCAATATCATCAAAGTCCTCAACCCTTTGCACATCCTCAATGAACATTGAACCACCTTTGTTAAGCATAGGGAGATAGTGATCAACACACTTCTTCTGTGACTCAACTGTATGTGGACCATCATCAAAGATGATGTCAAATCCATCTGGTCTAATCTTACTCACCTCTACTGGTGTATCATCATCATAGGCATCACAATTAGCATAGATGAATCTATTGGTGTCCATAATATCCCAGCACTTAGGATTGATAGTCTCCTGAATATCAAGCATCAGGAGTTTTGATTTTGTCAAGAAATCATGCCACATGATGGCAGAGCATCCATAATTAGTGCCAAGTTCTAGGACTGAAACATCCCTATCTCTATATGGTGATAGATGCTCCTCATAATAATCGCAGTATGCGTGCTCTTTATTCTTATCAGTACCCCACCCTCCAAGATGAACACCCTGAGGAGAGTAATCACCCTCAAATCCATTCATCTTATACTTGTCAATAATCTCAACTAATTGGTTTGTCATCTTTAGTGTTGTGAATTGTTTATCAAATGGTCATTTTCTGTTTCATAGAAACATACCTTGGATTATCAGTCTTACTCTTACCCTTACCAGTCCAGACTGCAGTACCCTCAATGAAGTTCCAATCTGCAAAGTTATTATTGAAAACAAATACATCCTCAAAATTAATATATTCTGTGAGGAGTTTATTCAATGCCACCTGGTCAACATACCATTCTTGTGGGAGTGAGTTAATAATCTCAATCAATTGCTTTACCTTATCAATGTAAGATTTATCAAAATATACAACACCAGCAAAGATTTTAGTACCTTCCTTAATCCAATCAGAAAGATAGGTTACAGGTTCTCTAACAAATAAACCACAGGGTTTGTTTGGAAATCTAAAACTTCTCATCACCAAAGAATCAATATCAAGCACCATGACTTTTTCAATCTTTTCTAGGAGATGAGGAAGGATAAGAAATCTTAGACAGGCATAGAAACACCTCATTTGATCATGATCATCAAGTACATCCATGTTATTAAATGTAAATGAAAGAGGTGTAAAAATCTTTTGTTTGAAGATATTACAATGCTCATAAACCTCCTTAGTGGGATTCACAACATGAATATGACAGGGCATACCTGCCTTATATGCTGAGTTACAAAAAGAAGATGCATGATCCATAAAGTATTTGCTATCACATGCTGCAAATACACATGGTTCAGTGGGGAAATCCCCAGAAATATCTTTTAATTCAATATTCATTTTTGATTAGTATCTTTTAGATACTGGTCAAAGTATGCAACTGTCTTCTCCATACCCTCTTTAAGGGGCACCAGATCAAGAGGACTCATCTCTACAAGTCTAAGGGTTGAATTATCTGCTGTAACCCTATCACCAGCATTCTCACCTGGTCTCATTGGTAGGTTTACAATCTTTGATTTACTACCAGCAATCTCATTGATCAGTTCAGCGATTTCACCAACAGTTTTATTTTCTGAAGGACCAACTTCTACAGCGTGAGAGAATACTACACCCTCTCTTGCCTTCTCTGTAGACTTAACAAGAACTTTAGCTACATCACCCACATAGACCATATCACTGACTTGTTGTCCATCTCCATAAACCTCAATGGGTTGACCCAAGAGTGCTCTACATGCAAATGCAGGAGTAATCTTTCTAACTTTACCACAACCATATGGTTCTGCTGCAAGTTGTCTAGGTCCATAGGCATTTACAACTCTAACAATGTTGATCTTAGTACCTCTGTTCCTATTGTACATGTCAATAAATCTTTCAATCATTGTCTTGGTGATTGAATATGTATTATTCATCCAATGATTACCCACAGCAATATATGTTCCAGGTAAGTTGTACTGAGCAGCTGCTTCAAGAATATTAAGACCACCAATCAGATTAGATTTTGCTGCTGGACGTGGGTTCTTAATTGTTTCTTGTGTGCCAAGAACAGCAGCAAGGTGAATCCAGGATTCACAGTGTGCCATTGCTTCAGTAACAGCAACATCATCCATGATATCGCCTTGGAAAACTTCTACTCCATCAGGATATTCCTTTGCTAATCTCCTATGATGATCAAAAATAATGGGCGTATGATTATTATCAAGGAGTTCTTCAACAACATATCTGCCAATGAATCCCATTCCGCCAGTCACTAAAACTTTCATAAAATTTTTCCTTCAAGATAATTTTGTTTCCAGTAGTTTATGTATGCAAGGTTTGTTTCCCCATGTTCCCAGGGTTTGGTCCATCTCCTACCACCAATATAATGTACTATTTTAACACCCATATTAAGAAAAGGCACGTCACTACTAAGAAACTTATTGTACTCTTTTTCTAAGTAATCAAACTCACCCTTTAAAATAATTGAAAGGTATCCCTGAACAACAAACTTTGAAGAAATTCTTTCATCTTTAGCAACCTCAATAAATTTAGAGGTCATATCATTATCAACCCATTTATTATTATCAAAGAGGATAACCCCAGAGTTTACACTAAAGTAATTTAGCAAATCTCTATCAGGTCTATCCCACTTTTCAAATTGATAATCATTTTTTGCTTTAAACTCTGCTTGTTGAGCAAAAGTAGGTACACATGCAACTGTATGATTCATATCCATCTCTTCCAGTCTTGAGATGTCATCAATAATTAAGGTATCAGCATCAAGACAGAGACTTCTTTCATACTTATCCTTGAATAAACTAGGAGCTAAGATCCTAGAATACATACAAGGCAACTCTTCTTTCCACTCACCACCCTTTGGGTTATACTCAAGGGCTTGATTAAACAGAACATTTACACCAGTTCCTTCAAATACCTTAAAGTCTTCTGGGTCACCATCTGCTAGGAGATAGAAATCATATTTTGATCCATGAACTTTCTGAAGAGAGTTGTATAGAGCAATGACACCAGGAATATAATTTTTGTCAGAGAAAGTTACAATATTCATTTATGTATTACATTAGTATGTTTAGCGATGCAGTAATCACATTCCAACTCTAGGTTGTTATTGTCATATCTGCTTGAGATTTGGTTTTGATGAATTCTATTTGTAATTAATACATCATCAAGAATGATTGGATATCCAAAATTTTCTTTTAGATTATAGTAATAATCACAATCCATTAACATAATTAAGTTTTTATCAAACTTTACTTTTTCAAAACACTCTCTTCTAATTGATAAAACAGAAGGAGAACTAATAGTATTCTTACCCTTAAGGATTTCATCATTCCATCTTGGAAACATTTCCCAGAAAAATGAGTGTCCATCATCTTGTGTATGATTGCATCCATTTACCAACCACTTGTCGTTCTTTGATTCAAATTGATCATAGATCTTTTGAAGTGACTCATCATCATAAAAGAAGTCATCTTGAAACATGACTTTTATTATATCACCTGAGCATAACTTAATTGCTTCATTTGTATTGGCAGGTCCATTACCTCTGTTATTGGGATTCTTTTGATAAACTATTTTAAATTTATCCTGAAATTTCTTAGTCTCATCAAATATACCATCATCTAAACTATGATCTGAGATACAGACTTCAAAATCTTTAAAAGTTTGTATCTCAATAGTTCTCAGAAGATCATTGATGAATTCAGCTCCCCTACCATGACATCCCCAAGTAGGGATAGCAATTGATAATTTCATACTATTACCCAAC